TTGCCTTGACCGACTTGATGTCGGGGTTGTCCGCCTTGGCAATGCGATCCTCAATCTTGCCGATCTCGGCCTCGATGAATTCGCGCAGAGTTTTAGCCTTGCGCTCGGTATCGCGTGGTTCGGCTTGTAGCTTTTTCAGCGCCTTATACAAGTCGCCGCATCGCGCCCCGATTTTTTGCTGGGCCTTTTTCCTATCCGCCTTTTGCAGATCGTTGAGTGATCCAGCTTCGGCGCGGGTGTAGGCCAGTAATGTACGCTCGCGTTTTGTGAACGCTGCCGCGACTGCCGTTTTCACTTCGTCGAACAATTCGTCCGACTCGCACTCGGCTTTCTTGAATGCCGTGTAAGGTAGCAGTGCTGATAGCTTGGCGACCAGTGAATCGCCTTTGTTGCTATTGTTGCCGTGCGCGGTAATCAGTTCAGCGGCTTGGGTGTTGAGGTGTAGGTATGACATAACTTTCTCTTTCGTTGTTGTGTTGAACCGGAGTGATTCAACTGGTACCCAGTCTACACTATAACGTGTTATACGCAAGTATTTCGTGATTTTTGGTGGTAAGTTATAGGATCCTATAACTTTCTAACCCCACCTACCCCCCACCCCACACTTGACGCAACGGGACTCCGCATGTCCTATGTATTACTAATACGCTCAAATAATCCCTATCTCCCTGAATTTGCCTACCTTTCTTGAGGCCGTTCCCTACTAATCTCTACACAGGAAACCCCCCACCCCAAAAATAAAAGTCCCCCTGAAAAAATTTTTTGTACAGTTTTTTAGATTTTGGGCTTGAAACGTACCTTGTCCTTTTTGCCGCAAACCCACGTTTTTAAAGGGCTGTGCGGTTATTCGGGTTATTCATACCCCCCGGCACACCCGGCACGTAAATACTTGTAGAAAATTTGGTTACACAGAAACACCTACACTGGGGTGTCCGCAAAATCACATACATAGCGTTTCGGACTTTTCGGACTTTTCATTTGTTTGTCCTCCGTGGTTTTTGGTGTATATTCGCGCCAACGGCTACTAGCCAGCGATACAATCCGTGCCTATGACTTTGTTCGTCGAACCTGAAATCGGTGTACCCCTTGTGGAAGACGTACCCAATGTAGATTTGAAGGAGCGTGCGGAGGCAGCGTGCAATACGGCGTTGCAATTAGCTGAACACGGATTAGATTTAGAGCCTACGGTAGAAGATGAAGACACCGCTGCGAGACTTGCTATCGCTTACGCTGACGATCCTGAAAAAACTTCTAAGAAGGTTACTGCGAAGAAGGCGGCGAAACTTACCCCTGCCTCTATTGTTCTAACCAACAACATCCTGCAAGAGTTCGGACATTCTGTTGCAGAAAGTGCAACGCAGATCAGATACCTAGTTACCAACAAACTGCTGTTGGAGTCAGAGAACGATGACCCACGCATACGCATACGTGCGTTGGAGCTTCTGGGTAAGATCTCAGACGTAGGTTTGTTCGCGGAGAAGACAGAAGTCACGGTTACACATCAGTCTACGGAAGACCTACGTAACAAGTTACGAGGTAAGTTGGAGAAGCTGGTACAGCCTGTAGACGACATAGCAGAGGGCGACTACGAAGATGTAGTGCTTGATGGCTCAGTGTTGAATATAGAAGAGACATTCGGTCTTGAAGAATACGATGATTGAGGCCGTTCCCGACTTTAGCGAAGAAGAAGTCCAGAATATGCTGGATAATCTCGACGCTTTTTCTGATGACGAGGTTGTAGAGATAAATCGTATCGTCGATGAGCTTGCAGCACGGCAGGCTAACCAAGCGGCGTACGATGACCTGATAGAATTCTGCAAACGCATGCAGCCAGACTACATTGTGGGCAAGCACCACCGCATGTTAGCTGACATGTTGATGGATATTGAGAAGGGTAGGAAGGATCGCATCTGCGTGAACATCCCACCACGCCACGGCAAGTCCCAACTTGTCTCTATTTTCTTCCCAGCATGGTTTTTAGGGCGAAATCCCGGCAAAAAGGTGATGATGGTGTCGCACACCACTGACTTGGCTGTAGATTTTGGTAGAAAAGTGCGGAATCTCATCTCTACAGACGCCTATCAGGCCATTTTCTCCACTGTACAGCTCGCAAGCGACTCAAAATCGGCTGGTAGATGGAATACCAACTCCGGCGGCGAGTATTATGCGTGTGGTGTTGGCTCTGCACTGGCTGGTCGTGGTGCTGACTTACTATTAATTGACGACCCGCACTCAGAACAAGACGTGATTAACGGTAATTTTGCTGTTTTTGAGAAAGCATACGAGTGGTTCACGTTTGGAGCGCGTACTCGTCTGATGCCGGGAGGCCGCGTAGCCATAATCCAGACCCGATGGCACATGGATGACCTGACTGGGCGTGTTGTACGTGACATGACGCAGAATGAAAGGGCAGATGAGTACGAGATCGTCGAATTTCCTGCGATACTGGAGGTTGAGGACGAGGAGACGGAGGAGATCGTCGAGAAACCCCTCTGGCCTGAGTTCTTTGACCTAGAGGCACTGCTGCGGACTAAGGCATCCATGCCGACATTCCAGTGGAACGCGCAGTATCAGCAGACACCCACGGCGGAAGAGGCTGCGCTGGTCAAGCGNGAGTGGTGGCAGATCTGGGATCAGGAACGGCCTCCAAGTTGTGAGTACATAATCATGTCACTGGACGCAGCGGCAGAAAAACACAACCGTGCGGACTACACGGCACTGACTACGTGGGGCGTGTTCCTGTATGAAGAGACGGGCAACTACAACATCATCCTGCTCAACAGCATCAAGCAGCGGATGGAGTTTCCAGAGCTAAAAGACATGGCACTGGAGGAGTATAATGAGTGGGAGCCTGATGCGTTCATCGTGGAGAAGAAGTCGTCAGGCACGGCGCTGTATCAAGAGATGAGGCGTATGGGACTGCCTGTTTCAGAGTATACCCCTCACAGGGGATCAGGTGATAAGTTAGCACGTCTGAACTCAGTATCTGATATTGTAGCGTCTGGTTTGGTGTGGGTACCTCCCACACGGTGGGCGGAAGAGGTAGTTGAGGAGATTGCNGGGTTTCCGTTTATGAGCCATGATGACTTGGTTGACTCTACAGTCATGGCACTCATGCGCTTCAGGCAGGGCGGGTTTATACGACTACCGACAGACGAGCCGGAAGAACCAAGATACTTTAAGTCGCGGAGGAGCGGCTTCTACTAGAGATAAGTTATGGCTATAGAAAAAGGTTTGTATGCAGCACCCGAAGGCATTGACGCAGGTGTAGACGAAGAAGCGCCTGATCTGGAGATAGAGATTGTTGATCCAGAAATGGTGACCCTGAGTGACGGTAGTGTAGAAATCACTATTATCCCTGACGCAGAATCTACAGACATGCTTCCCTTCGATGCAAACCTAGCCGAAGCATTAGAAGACAGTACGCTGGCTGAACTTGCTGATGAGTTAGTAGGGCTTGTATCTGCCGACTATGACAGCCGCAAAGATTGGGCTGATAGTTTTGTTAAAGGTCTGGACGTACTGGGCTTTAAGTATGAAGAGCGTACTGAACCGTGGGACGGTGCGTGTGGCGTGTACTCTACAGTGCTCGCTGAAGCAGCCATACGCTTCCAAGCAGAAACCATGTCAGAGACGTTCCCCGCCGCTGGGCCGGTAAAGGTCAAAATCCTTGGCGAAGAAAACAAGGACAAGGAAGAAGCCGCAGACCGCGTAAAAGCGGACATGAACTACGAACTTACCGAGCGCATGGTGGAGTACAGGTCAGAGCATGAGCGCCTGCTGTACAGCCTTGGCTTGGCTGGTAGTGCGTTCAAGAAGGTATATTTTGATCCGAACATAGGCCGACAGGTCGCCATGTACATACCTGCTGAAGATGTGGTTGTACCCTATGGTGCCTCACACATTGAAACCGCAGAACGTGTTACGCACATCATGCGTAAGACTAAGAACGAGCTAAAGAAGCTACAGGCCGGTGGGTTCTATAGAGAAGTAGAACTGGGCGAACCGCAGGCATACCACACAGATATAGAAGAACGTAAGGCAGAGGAAGGTGGCTACTCGCTGACAGACGATGACCGCTACTCTTTATATGAAGTGCACGCCGATTTGGTTATTGATGGTGTTGACGAAGATGACGACGAGATAGCCAAGCCGTACGTGGTGACACTGGAGCGTGGTACAAACCAGATTCTCTCTATACGTCGAAACTGGAACCCCGACGACTCGTTGATGTTAAAGCGCCAGCACTTCGTACACTATGTGTATGTGCCGGGATTTGGGTTNTATGGGCTGGGCCTTATCCACATCATAGGGGGGTACGCTAAAGCGGGTACGTCTATTATACGGCAACTGGTGGACGCTGGTACGCTAGCTAATTTACCGGGGGGTCTGAAGTCCCGTGGATTGCGGATCAAAGGTGATGATACTCCCATAGAGCCGGGAGAGTTTAAGGATGTGGATGTACCGTCTGGTAGCATACGCGACAACATCTTGCCGCTTCCTTATAAGGAACCGAGTCAAACGCTACTTGCGTTACTAGAAAGAATTACAAATGAGGGTCGTAGGCTAGGCGCTATCAGTGATATGAACATCTCTGATATGTCTGCGAATGCCCCGGTGGGCACTACACTGGCCCTGTTAGAGAGAACTCTCAAGCCAATGGCAGCAGTGCAGGCCCGTGTACATTATGCCATGAAGCAAGAGTTTAAGCTCTTAAAAGCAATCATGGCAGAGTACGCTCCTGAAGAATATGCGTATGAGCCGATACGTGGTGAAGTGAGTGCTCGNGTTACAGACTATATGGCAGTTGATGTCATACCTGTCAGNGACCCGAATAGTTCTACGATGGCCCAGCGNGTTGTGCAGTANCAAGCGGTATTGCAGATGTCGCAGTCTGCGCCTCAGATATACAACTTGCCTCAACTGCANAGGCAGATGATAGAGGTGTTGGGGGTTAAGAACGCAGATAAACTTGTTCCGACAACCGATGATGCCAAGCCTACAGATCCAGTAAGTGAAAACATGGACGCACTGGTCGGCAAGCCGCTAAAAGCGTTTATTTATCAAGACCATGAGGCGCATATCGCAGCACACCAAGCGTTTATGCAAGACCCAGTAATGATGCAGATGATAGGGCAGAACCCACAGGCCAAGCCAATTATGGCAGCACTACATGCTCACATAGCAGAACACCTTGGGTTCTTGTATCGCAAGCAGATGGAAGAAAAACTAGGCGCAGCGTTACCTCCACCGAACGAGGAGTTGCCCGAGCAGGTTGAAGTCAATCTGGCTAAGTTGGTNGCTGACGCAGGTAAACAACTTACACAGCAGAAACAGCAGCAAATGGCGCAACAACAGGCACAGCANAAAGCACAAGATCCTGTTGTACAGATGCAGCAGGCAGAACTACAAATTAAACAACAAGAAGTGCAACGCAAAACAGCTAAAGACCAATTGGATGCACAACTTAGGCAGGCAGAGCTAGAGTTAAAAGCACGCGAGAGCATGCAAGATGCTCAGATAGATCAGGCTGAATTAGCAATAAAACAACAAGAATTACAAATTGACGCACAGAAAGCAGGCGCTAAACTTGCCGCAGATCGTAGGAAGGACAACACGAAGTTAGATCTTGACCTACTCAAGACCGTAAAGGATTCCAATAACAACCGAGGCCAATAATGGCTGGCTGTAACCGTCTTAGACGTGCTAAAAGAACGAGTCGAGGCTGATAAAGCCTCTGCACTACAATTTCTTAGTAGTGGGGGAGCCAAAGACTTCTCTATGTACAAGGAAACCACAGGTTTGATTCGAGGTCTCGAAACCTGTCTGAGCTATGTAGATGACCTCTCGCGCAATTTGGAGTATGACGATGAGTGAAGCTGTTGACACAGTTGAAGACCTAGACGCACAGCTACCTGTACCTGTGGGGTATAGAGTGTTGGTTGCACTACCGCAGATCGAAGAAACCTTTGATGGTACGGACTTACTGAAGACCGACACCACAAAAAGCCAAGAGTATGTAATGTCGATTATCGGCCTTGTGATGGATATGGGCGAACAAGCCTATAATGACGCTGAGAGGTTCCCTACTGGGCCTTGGTGTAAGCAAGGGGATTATGTGATGTTCCGCGCTAATTCAGGCACAAGATTTAAGGTTGGCGACGTAGAATATCGTTTGATGAATGATGACTCTATTGAAGCTGTTGTAGCAGATCCCCGTGGTGTATCACGAGCGTAAGGAAGATAGATGCCGTTTCAAAAAGTTGAGTATAGTTTCCCTGATGAAGAGAAGAACACTGGTATAGAAGTGGAGGACTCTGGTGAAGTTGAAATTGACCTTTCTGGTAAAAAAACTGCGGATGAGTATGCAAGTGATTCTGCTACACCTGAAGCCAAATCAGAACCAGAGCCAGATGAGCTGGACATTGCGGTTGTGGATGACACGCCAAAGGCTGATCGTAACCGCAAGCCATCTGAGCCGCCGTCTGACGTTACTGACGAAGAGCTTGAAGGCTACTCTGAAAAGGTGCGTAACCGCATTAAGCACTTTAGCAAGGGGTACCACGATGAGCGGCGAGCAAAAGAATCTGCACAACGGGAACGACAAGAGCTAGAGTCTCTAGCGCAAAGGCTCGTTGATGAAAACAAAGAGCTAAAAGGTAATGTAACCAAAAATCAGGAAGCATTACTTGAGCAGGCAAAACGCAACGCTGCTATTGAGATGGAAAGTGCCAAGCGTTCTTACAAAGCGGCATACGATAGTGGCGATTCAGAGGCAGTGCTTGAAGCGCAGGACAAGTTAACCAGCGCAAAGATAAAGTCTGATAAGCTAGATAACTTCAAGATACCGGCTTTACAGGACGAAGAAACTGATGTACAAGACACACAAGAACCTGTTACACCGCAATACACTCGTGATAACAGGGCCGAGGAGTGGCGAGTAGCTAACCCTTGGTTTGACGAAGACCCCGAAATGCAAAGTTTTGCATATGGAGTGCATCACAAATTNATTANAGAGGGTGTAANCCCTCAAAACGAAGAATACTACGAGCGCATTGATGCTCGTATGCGAGAGGTATTTTCCGATTACTTTGGAGAAATCCCTTCAGAAGTACAAGAAGAACGAAAGCAACAGCCAAATGTGGTTGCCCCCGCTACGCGGAGCACAGCACCTAAAAAGGTGACATTATCGCAGACACAGGTTGCACTTGCTAAACGGCTTGGAGTACCGCTGGAAGAATACGCCAGACAGGTTGCACTAGAAGCGAGGAGAAATTAATGGCTGAGAACAGAATCAAGCGTGACAGTGAGAACCGTGAGACGAAGACTCGTAAGCGATCTTGGGAGCGCCCAGAGGTATTACCTACCCCTGAGCCAGAAGATGGCTACGCATTTCGTTGGGTTCGTGTATCAATGCTAGGTCAGGTAGATGCTACTAACGTATCCTCAAAATTACGCGAAGGTTGGGAACCCGTAAGGGCCGAAGACTACCCAAAGTTCACAGTGTTGAACGTGGAGCAGGAAAAGTTTGCTGATAACATAGTCCAAGGCGGACTCTTGTTGTGTAAAGTACCTCAAGAGATCGTAGATGAGAGAACCGCATACTATGAACAGCAAGCCAGAAACCAAATACAGTCTGTAGACAACAACCTGATGCGTGAAAATGACGCGCGTATGCCTTTGTTTAA